GCCTTCAGCAAAGGCTATGGTGTCAGCAGCAGGGAAGAATATCCCCGTATTGCTGTCTGTTCCTTCATAGGATGGATTCGATGCGGTTCCGTCTACACCAGATACACCGTTAGTTCCTGAGATAACTACTGGCATTTTTACTCTCCTAGCGGCTGAGTAGCCTGTTGCTCCTGATACGCTGTAATTACTTCAGGTGTCCATGCGGTATTGCAAATCGCTACAACCTTCTCAGGCTGGTCAGTCAAATCCTGTCCCGGCGTTAAAGATGTGCGGTGATAAGTCTGTGTCAGCACCTTGCCATCTTCAATAATGCGTGTTGCTTCACGGTATAGCACCGTACCATTTTCAGTCACGGTAATTTGGTCTACTGCGGTTGATTTTGTAATTGCCATTTTGTTTCCTTTAAGTGTCCGACTAGGTCATCCAACCTAGTTAATTAAACCTCATAACATAGCGTTCCTCTAAAATCAGAGTTATTTGCTAAATCTGACCAAGGTAATGATGTTGCTGTGCCACCATTTCCATAAAGTGCAACAAGATTGCTTGCTCCGCTATTAATTTGCATATATATACCAGACCTACCAGTTGTTAAACTAGTAACAGTTCCAGTAAATGAAGGAAAAATATCATTGGCTGAATGGGCAAATGGCAATCCAGTTACCGTTGAAGCGCCTGTGCCGCCAGTTCCTTTGTTTGCAAGAATCATTATGTATTCAACAAATACCATTCTTCCTATTTTTACATAACGACCTTTTCTATAAGTTGCATCATAAGTAACTCCAGTTGGTTGTGTTGCATCAGTTCCTAAGCTGGGTGTCCAAGTACCTTCCTCATAGTCATCTAGCGTGTTTGCGTTAGACGATGCGGATTGCGTAGCAGGGAAGGTAATGCCTGTGCCGTTTGCAGTTGTGTCACCACCAGACAAAATCAAAGTCTTTGCCGTGGCACTAAAACGCGCTGTCTCCGTGCCTCCGGTGTAGAAGGTCATGGGGAGGTAAGTGCCGGTGCCTGTTATTGTCGATTGAATCGAAAACTGTGACGATCCGCCAGTTATACCAACGATGAACTGAGAAGCATTAGTTGGGTCAGAATTGTTAAACCCGCGATAAGTAGCCCCATTTCCAGTTCCGTTAGGAATTACGCCAATGTTGGTGGTGCTATTTGCCGTACTCGTCTGGAACGCCACACGATCAGCCACCGTCGCATTGCTGAAGTCTCCAGTGATGCGATTGCCTGTGCCGGTAAAGGCTAGGCTGCCTGCCAATGAGGTAGGACTCGTTACAAACGATGCAGCACCCGCCGATGTCAGCGTAATAGCGTCTACACCGCCTACTTGGATAGCTGCACTGCCATCGACGTTAGCTTTTATTCCGGCTGTCAATTGGATTCTCCTTCATCTGCTGGCAATGGTTCGTTGCCATCGGCGCACCAAGTTAAAAAGGCTTGATAGTCTGTGTTGTCTTCGGCGAAAGGAATACTCCATCCATCAGACCGCAATATGCATTGCTCTATACCGTTTTCATCTTTTTTGATTTTGTATGTAATCATTTCAAAGCTCCGCTGAGATAGCTAAATAGCCAGACGCATTGTTATTTGTTCTTACCCAATAAGTGCGATATTGAGTAAGTCCAGAAGCCACCGAGAAATTTATATTGCAAGCTTTTCTGCTTTGTTCATTAGCGGATTGAGAAACTCCTGTAACCGTAAATGAAGACGCCGAATCTGCAAGTTGTAATGTGCTTTGAGCAAAAGATGGAGACACTCTCATTTGCACAGGAAACACAAAAATACATTTCACATCGGTTGCACCAGAAGCTATACTCAAAGGAGCAACAGGTGCATACAAGTCATCGCCACCATATTGCTGATAATACCGCTGGCACATAATCAACTCACGCCCATAATCTCTGCGCTCGAACGGTGTTGCTACTGAGCCAGCTTCTAGTTGTACGCCGGTGATGTAGAAGGTGGCTCCGTTGGTTGAGACAAGGTTAGTCTGTCCTGTTGCGCCACGCGGAAAAGACGCCCCCCACGATCCTGCTGCGGCAAGCAACGACGATCCAGCACCCAGACTGAACATCACCGTGATGCCCTTTAGGTTGCCTGTCTGCCACGTTCCTGTCGTGTCTCCAGCAATCGTGATTGTTTTGTATTCCCAAGTGTTTGCGGCATTGATGACAAAGCTAAACGCATATCCGCGATTACCGTCGTGGTTAGACAAACTGCCACCAAAAGTTCCGGTCAGGCTAGATCGAACCCAGAAAGACAAAGTAATTGTTTGCGCGTTGGCGTTTCCCCAACCTAAGTCAGCAGTGTTGAACCCTTCTATATACTGAATGATTTCAAATTCGTCGGTAGATGTTAACGAATATGCCGACGAAGAACTGAACCCCATGTAATTGCTAAAACCAGTGGGGGGCGTTACTGAGTTTAGATTGCGTTGTGCGGTTAATTTGCTTGTCTGCGATGCACCAATAACCCAGCGATCAACAGGAAAAATTTGATTGTTCCCCGTAACACTCGCCCCGTTATTCCGCTGGTCGATCCGCATATCACCATTAATGATGCGGTTACGGAAACCCAAGCTATTGACCGCTGATATGTTGTTGCTGTTGACCGTCAACGAACCCGCAGATACCGCCCCAGAAGTCGTTAATGAACTAACCGTAGTACCCGCAGCAAACGTCACCGCCTGATCCGTACCTACCGTGATCGCAGTCGTACCAGCCCCTGTACCCGTCTTGATCTCAAGGATACCCGTGGCATCCGACGTTATCTGTGCGCCTGATGCTACGTTACCCGCTTTAAGTATCGTTGCCATAATTAGCCTTCCATTCCGGCTTTAAACATTGATGTAGCAATCTTCATTGTCATTCCCTATCTTGCAAACTCGCCATGAAGTTTTTTGGCTAGTTGTTGTCTAGCTTGGTACGCATCTTCTTGGGTAAGAAAGCCATATACCCCATGAACCTTTCCAAAAGCTTGTATTTGACAATGCCACTTGCCTGTTTTCTTGTCTTGATAAGTTCCCTTAAATGGCCTTTGAGTCTTACCATAACGAGTATTTTGGCAATTTTCAAATCTTGTTGCTATTCTTAAATTTTCGATCTTGTCATTCTGCGAATTGCAATCAATGTGATCTATCTCCTGACTAGGCCACTCTCCGTAATGCAAAAGCCACACAACACGGGCATAGACAAATCCTCTAAGTTTTCCATCAACGAACAGATATATGTTTTTATGACCAGACTTTCGTGTGGAAAACCCAACCGGATCACCAATCTTTTTGCCTCCATTTGCAGGGCGACTCCATACAATCACCCCATCAACCAGCTTCCATGATGATAGGATTGCTTGCGTTTCTTTTTCAGAAATAATTCTTGTTGCCATGATCTAGACTACAGTCCAGAACGAGCCGTCAGAAACCGTCACCGTTACACCGTCCGCTACCGTAATCGTTCCAGCAGACATCCCGTTATCACCCGACGCAATCGTATAGCTCGTCGCTATTGTTGCCTTATTAACAAAGATACCGTTATCTGCCCTCGGTACACTCGCCGATAATTCACCCGTACTCGGTTTATAAAGAAGTTTGGCGTTACTTGTGTATAAATTCTCAGCAGTCCCTGAAGTCGCTCCAGCAAAGACCGGATACAGGTTACTTGCCGTACTTGTATCGTTAGAGAGTGCCGATCCACCGATAGACTTCCATGCAGGAGAGGAACCGCTATAACCCTCGAACTGATTCGTCGTGCTGTTATAACGCATCATCCCCGTCGTAGGGCTTCCCGGCTGTTCACCTGTTGTACCCTTGCTGATTAGCAATGCACCTGTGGACGTAAAGGAGGAGTCTGAGGAAGCCGTTAGAACCGTAAACGCGCCTGTAGTAGCTGTAGATGCGCCTATCGTCGTGCCATTGATAGACCCACCAGCAATCGTCGCGCTACTAATAATCGCATTAGTATAGGTGACAGTCGTACCGCTAAGATTCGTAATCGTCAGGCTGTTAGCCGTGTTTCCTGACTGTAACTTGTCATTATTTAAATTCGTAAAGTTGGCATCTACCTCTGTGTGAGTTAGCGCACTACCTTTACCAGCCCGTGTGACGATAGTGGACATTACTCACCTCTTAGGCCAAAGTTACCGACAATGATCCAACCGCAATCTTGAAAATATCACCCGTTTCAATCGTCTTAGATGTATCCAAAGCCGTGTGATACATCAAGTTACCGCTAGTCGCAGCATCATGGATTCCAATCCATCCCACCGTACCCCAGTTACCCGTAGCCTGTGGGAACTCAACCGCTGCACTATTCGTCGATACACCGTTACTAGGCGCACCAAACGTCACAGCAGTCCGAGCATACGAACCACCAGATACCTCAGTACCGCTACCAGCATCAGTAGGATCAGACGTAAACAACCCTACATAGACAGTCGTAGGGCTGGTGTAAGACGTATTCCGCAGAGTCGCGTTAATCAGCGCGTCCTCTAGGTAGTTCGACATTTCTGCCATGATTTACCTCACGTTATAAGACATAGACATAGGCTGACCGCTGTATTCACTCGACTGGTCAGAGTTCGTAATCGCGGTTATTGCACGATCATATAAAGTAGCCCATGTCTGAATACGGGCATCATTCATTAAGTACGGCTCTGCTTCAGCCAAAGACGCATACAGCAAAGCATCAGGGTAATTTGCTAGGAAGATGTTGCTAGAATTGCTATCTGACAACAGAGTAGGCTTGCCGTAGTACAGCATCTGGAGAACATAAGCACCGTCAGGAGATGGGGCTAGCTGTAGTTCAGCACCCAGAATCGTGTAGTCGATAGGCTTACCACCCTCTGTAACCCTAGACTCAGCGTAGAAGTTATTAGGAGCCTTGTAGCGCAATGTAGTCACCGGATTCGTGTTCAGGTGAATATCGCGCATCTCTAAGAAGTCTGTAGGTAATCCAACCGTAGAATCACCACCTGTAGTCGATGCCGTTGCGACAATCAACATCTGCCGAGTTCTCAAGTCTCGACGTAGCCTTTCCTCAGCTAGTCGGATAAAGTCGGGTATCACCGATGTTAGATCACTACGGGCTAGATAATTCGCTACCGTAGTCTTTAGTTCCGAATAGCTTGCAAATGGCATATTTATTCCTCTAACTGCTCAAAGTCCTTCCAGCCATATTCGTATGTGCCTATGTGCCTGATGTGCATCGATAGCTCATGGTCTACATACGTCTGAAAGCCCTCAGAACCAGCCTTGACGCAGAAATATACATCCTCACCACAGACACCGTTAGAACCCCATCCAGCATCGAACCAAGGTCTACCAGTCTTCTCAAATACTTCCTTACGGATCATTACAGCACCAAACCCAACCGCTGTAACTTCCTCGATTCCCTCTTTACCGCGAGAATCTACATTCGACCACTTACGAACCTCAGTCTCGCCCTCCATGTACCTAGTCAAAATCTTTGCCGTAGGTGTGACAGGCTTCCTTCTGGTCGTAGCATTTACCCCAACAATAGGCACATCGCGGCTTAACATGATGTCAATGATGTCTGGTGGGAACCGCATATCGCTATCGATAAACAGCAATGCCTCACACCCTTCACTCAAAGCAACCTGCGCTAGCTTTTCCCGTTGGTCGAAAATCAGCGTTCCCGGCATTGTGTAAAGGCTTAACCCACCTTTACCGTCCTTGCAACGAACTGACGCATCGTGT